GGGAGCCGCTGGAGCCGGTGCGGCGGGAGCGGGTGCGGCGGGAGCCGCTGGAGTCGGTGCGGCGGGAGCGGGTGCTGGTGCCGTTGGGGCGGGTGTTGCTGGAGGAGCCGCTGGAGCAGCGGGAGCCGGTGCTGGCGCAGGGGCAGCGGGAGCCGGTGCTGGCGCAGGGGGAGGGGCAGCGGGTGCAGGGACCGGAGCAGCGGCGGAAGCGGCGGCGGGCACTTCCCCCTGGTGGGCTGGAGGAGCCGCTGAAGGAGAGGCAGCCTATCAGGCAGCCCAGGGTCTTATGGCTCAAGCAATCCAGGGGACAATGTGGGACACAGGAGGCGGTCAGCAGGTAGGCCACACATCCTGGGAGAATGCAAGTTTAGATGGTATGTCCAACCAGATGCGACACGCTGCTGATTGGAGGAATGATGTCGGGGTTTCGTACGATTTGATAACTCCCGTACAACGCGCTCCAGTCCCTGGTGGCCGAAGATATGACGGAATGCATGAACTGGGTCCGAGTAGGCAGGCTCTTGAGTTCCAGTCCAGGATGGACAGGGCTAACTTTGGGGGGGAGATGTCTGCCCTTCGCGCTGGGCACCCGGATTCGACCCATGAGGCGATGAATAGGATCAGGAACCCAGCAATGATCCCTAACGATTACAGGCAAGATTTGGATGAGGAATCCCTGTCCATGATGCCACACAGGCCGAGGAGATAAAAATGCCAGCACCGAAATCAAACTGGATCGCGCAGTCTCAACAGATGATGTATCCGATTGAGATGCAGGCGATCTCAATGGCAGGGGAATCTCACTCTGAGATGGCCGCAACCATTGAGAGAACGGGTCAACGGATGTCTGAGATCCAACTCAAGAAACAGGCATTTGCAGACCAATACCAGAGGACTCTGCAAATCCAAGAGGCTGAACGGAATAAGATGGCTTTGCAGCAACTTCAGATTCAGCAGGAGCAGCAGAAGATCGCGTTGGGATTCCAGAAACACCAGTTTGAACAACAAACGCAGTCAAAAAGGGAATTCCAAAGTATCTTGGGGACTGTTTCCCGTGACGAGGATGGCAACATTCGGGTTGCCCATCGCGGTATTAGCGAGGGAGGTGGGGATGCTATTGATTACGAGACTTTCCAGAAGGACGACCCAGATCTGCAAAGAAAGGTTGCCCGCGCCAGAGGTTACTATCAGGCCGCTCCTTCTCAGATGGATCAGCTTACGCGAGAGATGAGAGAGTCATCTTTGTCGAGGCAGCAACAAGTCCAAAGGGAGTCCAGGATCAGGCTGAGTGAGAATAAGCTCGCTAAGGCGACGAAGAAACTTGAAGGTCTCAAAGATGAGTTCAGTAAGTTGATTCCAGACCAGAGCCTCCTTGGGGAGTGGATGCCATCGCTTGATATGAACAGGGAGGAACTAGGGGAGTGGATCGACAGTGAGGGAAGCAATTTCAATATCACTACACCCAAGTTGAGGGATCATGTGATCCGTCTTTGGGAAAAGATCCAAAAAGCGAGAGCGGCGGTAAGTGAGGACGAGCTTAGATACGAAAATCTTTTGCGATACGAGCTTCCAGAGCGGGGTAGATAATGGCAGCTAAAAAAAAAGTCTCATCTCCGGGTCAGACTCCCCCTCCGGTAACTCCTCCGACTAAACCAAAGGGAGATCTATCAAAGCATTGGGAGACGCCCGCTGAGACAATCCCTGTCCCTGGTGCTGGATATGAGGAGAAGTTTACGAGTGATGAGATCGTGGAGGAGGAGGCCAATAAGAGGAGGGCCTATAACAAACTCCACTACGGTGTTAATGACCCAGATTACAAGCCATCTTGGCGGGAAGAGTTGGGCGCTTTGGGCAAGGATGGAGACCGCCTTGCACATGAGTTTTTCAATGAACTAATAAAGCCGACTGCGAATCTGGTTGCTGGCGCTGAGAACTGGCTTAGGGCCTCTGTTGACTGGGGGGTCAAGAATTACGACAACTGGGGTCTGTCTCCACAATGGCTGAAGGATGCCGCGAGGTATCGACGCCCGGAGATGAAGGATGCTGCTTCTCGACTGTACGCTTGGGGTAATGCGGCCATAGAGGGGGATATCTCACAGGAGAACCTGAATAGGATCCGTGAACAAAAAAACGAGGAGATCGCTAGGGACGATCTTCTCCGTGAACATTTGGGATCCGGGTGGGAGTTTGCTAGGGATGTTATGGGAGAGGGTGGGCATCTCGTTGGCTTCATCTATGGGGGTCCTCTGAAGGCAGCGAATCTGATTGGCGAGGGTGTTGGTTTCGCTGGCGCGAAGATCCTTGGTAAGCGATCACACGACCTTGCCCGAGCCTTGAAAATACCTGAAGAGGTAATACAGCAAGCCGCGTCGAAGGGGCATTTATCAACGCTTATCTTGCAACGTGCGGCTGAGTCAAAGAAGTGGGCTTCGGCAATGAAGAAGCCAATTGAATTACTAGCGAAGAAGGACCCAAAGTTTGCCGACACTGCTATAGGTGTTGGTCAGCATGTCCTGAAAACAATGTCTGGGTTTGGCATTGAGGGGGGCATAGCTGGATACCTACCGCAGGTCGATGAGAAGGGAGATCCCATTTCCGATGAGAAAGGCGATCCTGTAATGGGAGATCCTTTGACCATTGGGACCATGACATCGCTAATGACTCCATTTATGTTGATGGCGGGCAAATTAGGGGGGATTAGTAGACAGGCCCTTCTAAACAAAAACTGGGCAGACCTTCCGGCTAGAACTGCCGGTGGTTTTATTGAGGGTCTTGGGTTCTCGGCTCTCGATTACGAGAACTGGTTTGACGGAGCTAAGGCTTTTTTTGATGGGGATTGGGATGGTTTCTTCAAGGCTGTTCGGAACGCTGCGGTGACTGCGACTGCATTTGGGGGGTTGAAGGCCCTTGTTCCAAGTGCTACAGCCTCAAACCGGCGGGATAACGCGAGCAAGTTTTCAGAAGAGGGAGTTGTTGACAACAGAACTCCAGGCATCAAAGAGTTGGATTCTCTGACTGAATCTGGATGGAAATCCAAAACGATTGAAGACAATCTTGGGTTCGTAAAATCGGTCACGTTCACGGCAGAGGGTCGCGGCAAGTTCACGTTGACCGCAGATGGCGATTTGACATTAGGACGATCTTTGGCATCGGACCTGGGAGTTGAACAGAAGACATACCGATTTGATGAGGTTCCCAAGATCCTCAAGAAGATCCACGACATGACCCAGATTTCTGCTCTTGACCGATCCATTATGGATATAGGTAGAGGATGGGAAGACGTTGGTGATGGCACATGGTTCCATGGCGAGATGGGTTACTGGACTCACCGGAACGGTAAGAACCTCATCAAGCCAATCGGGTCGAAGAAGTGGGAAGTGACAAAGGAAACTCCCGATCTCTTACCTATCGTGAGTGGTGAGAAGATCCCTGGTTCTACCTTTATTGGTGAGATATTGGAGAGCGGGGGCGGGGGTGGTCTTGACGTGTTGATGAAGTGGAGCATTGAAAACATCGCTCTGGAGAAAGAGTCTCTTGAACAGGTCAAACTTGCGAAGATTTTGGATGCGCTTGCGAGGGTTGAACCAGCGGAACATCCTATAGGCATCGACTTGATTCGATTTCTGGCTAACCCAGAGACTGCTCAAATGCTTGTTGGTCGGGATAGTCCCGAATTCAGGTCAGCAGTGATCTCAACTTTGGCCGATATTGTTACTGGTTCCAAATCTCTTCAGCGCGGCGTGCAAGAGTTGATGGATCCAGAGATAGAGAAGATGGCTTTGGAGTCGGAGATGAAGGCTCTTACCGAAGAAGTCGAGGAGTATGCTCCGAAGGAACCTCCCGCCGAGAAACCTAAAACATATGTTTCGACGGAAGACATTGAGAAAGTCGGTCCAGTAAAAGGTCAGACAATCACAAAGGAACAGGTAACCGGACCTTTGTGGCATGTGACTACCGCTATCAAGGATGTTGAGTCATCTGGACTTTTGAAGCACATTGAACCCGGCGAAGATCCAGCGGGTCTTGGGAAAGGTGGTGCTTTGATTCATAAGGGGGTGAGCCTTACTAGGTCGAAGGAAAAAGCCGAGGAACTCCAGTCCGAGTTGCTACGCCAGTCGGAGGTTGCTCAACTTGAGAAATCAGTCAAAGCCGACCCAAGTGCCAAGAAGGATGAGTCTATCAAGGCTTTATTTTCCAGGTATGCGGACGAGGACTCCAAGAGACATGGTGTTCCGAGAGAATCATTAGACAGACCTGTCCAGAAAGCGTTGGATAGAACAGAGACATTCCCTACTGAGATAGTGGAAGCTCTACGCCTCTATAGGGTTTCTAGGGCAACAGATTCCGGCATCGAGGATCCTGTTGTCTTTGGGGGAGCAGAAAAGTGGTCGCAGGTTAGGCCGGAAAATATTCAGATTGTCGAGGTTGATCCGGCTGGAATACCTGAAGGGGCTTTGATTCGGGAACTAAAGCCTAATGAAGAGACTTTCGTCCACGCGGACATTGAGATCTCCAAACCTCCCGCCGGGGCCGCTCCCGCCGAGGCGAAAGAGCCTTGGGAGATGACTAAGGAGGAGTTTCAGGTTGCGAAGGACCAAGACTATGGACTTTCGCGACTTTCGGAACGGGCTTATCGGGGGGCGATAGTTTCAGATATCGAAGGACCGAACACATTACCTGAAGCTATTCGGGCCTATGCAGAGGATTTCAAATACACCAATCCTGAACTGGTAGAGAAATTCAAGGACATCGGTCCCGAGGATGAGGTCACTGTATATCGCGCTGTTAGCGCAGATGATCCTACTCCAATAAGCTCCGGTGATTGGGTCGCCCTAGAACGAGCGTATGCCGAACTTCATGGTTCTTCCGGTTACGGGGATGTTGGGTCCAAGATCCTATCTATAAAGGTCAAGGCTAAGGATATCGCTTGGGCAGGTACGTCCGCAGATGAGTATTTCTATGCCCCTGCTTCCGCCCGGATGCCTTTAGCTAAGGGAGGGCATGAAGTCCTTGTCGCGCAAGCCATCTCCGAAGGCAAGCCAGTCCCCCCCGAAGTCCTAGCCGACTACCCTGATCTTCAGAAGGAGGCTGCGATCCAGGAGGAGGCAGTTCAGACCTGGAACGAGGCGATGCCCAAAGAGTCGCAGGTTACTCCCGAGGTAATGAAGGGATGGGCGGAAGAAGCCCAAACCGAACAAGCGCATCTAGCCAGTGTCCGAATCTCTGGTGAGTTCAGAGAGGCTGGGCCTTTTGGTGGAATGGGGGAACCTCCTGCTGAACCTCCAAAGAATCTTGAGCGAGAAGAGGGCGAGTCAAAACGTGACTACCGCACTCGCATACTGGCTATCGCACGGGAATACGACGCTACGCGAGGTAAACGCAAGGGATCAACTGAGAGTATTGTCGAGGCAATCAAGGAAGCGATGCCCAAGGAGGCTGCGCCGGAAGGTCTTATCCCAGAGCAAACGGTTGCTCTGCCGGAGCCGCCAACTGCGAAACCATCATCGTCAGAGCCTCCAACAACGGCGTTTGGACCTCCTGATCCGAACCTCTTCCAAGAGCTTCAGGATGTGATCGAATCATCATGGCCTGAAACACCAACAACACCACCACCCCCAAAGGCTCCTCCAGGTGATAAACCCCCAGAGGGTTCCCCTTTCCTCATAGAACCTGGGGAAACGAATCTGTTGAGTCTGTGGATGAGTGCCATTCCAGGAACATCTCAGACTGGTTTACACGGTAAGAACTGGAGGAGTGCCGTTGCTTCTTTGGTCAGAGGTAAGGATACGGGACATCTCTTGGGAGACATTTGGGACAGGAGACCCAAGTCTGATAAGGGGATTGGAGGTTTTCTCACGAAGATCTTGGGAGACTTTGAAAGAGTCTATGCTCTCAAGACCCACGATCCAATGGTTCAAGCCGCGAGGATGATCAGTCATTGGATTGGATCGGAAATCAACCTGGGGAAACAGCGAGGTAAGGCAACCAAGCTGATGCTCTACAAAAAGTTCCCAGGTATTCAGGGCATGGAAGCATTGGAGGATCTCTACTTCTACGTGGCAGGGGAAGGAAACCCGAAATACGACGCTGATCAATCTGGATTCTCTAAGGAATACAAAAGCCTGATCAGTTCAGCAGATAAGTATAGGCACAAGAAGGGGAGAGAATTGCCATCCATTCTTCCCATGGATCCGAAGCGAAAGGAAGCTCTAGCAAGGGGCGAAGATCTTATCGACGATGTTGAGTCCCGTCTCCGGGCATACTTTAGTTGGCAGGTGAACCAGGAAGGAACCTACAAGTCGGTCCAGCCAGAGGAACACGACCTAGAGGTAAATTCTCGTTTAGAATCCAGCGCCAATGAGATCAGGACCATCCTTGATGGGATCTTCAATAAGAAAATTGAAGACGGGTCACTCACGCTGGATGCTTATATCGAGGATTACGCTCCGAGGATGTATAAGCCAGCGGTAAAGATTGACCCAAGAACTGGTCGCCGTGTCAGGAGATCTCTGAGACAGTCGTTTGAAAGCATGGTTGGAGGTGCTGGCAAGCACAAGTCCGAGCTTCGACGGACGCTATCTTCAGTTAGGGAAGCAGTGCAGAGGGGTCTTACTCCGATCACTGTGTCTGAAACTCCGTTCACAGACCTCCCAGGTAAATTGTCTGGTGCGCATGATAGGCAGGCCAACATTGCCGACGTCCTTCAGGTCTATACCGAAGGGCACCATCGAGCGAGAGCATTTGGACTCACATTCAAGGCTCTAACAACCCAGGAGATACCATCAGATATCGAGGCTATTAGGCTTCTGTTTGGAGATAAAGCGGCGGAAGAGGCGCAAGAAAGTCTTCATATCACTAAAGGCGATAAGGAGATGATTGAATTTGAAGAGGGTTTGGCCCCTTCAAAGGAAGGGACTCGAAAGGCAAAGCCTTCCAAGCCGACTAAGTTTGTGATGCCGCCAAGTCAGAAGTTGATCGACGAGGGATGGGTTGAGATCAATCATTGGGTGTATGAGTTGCCGGGGCATTTGAAGAAGGCTGGTAGGAATTTTTACGTCGCTCATCCAAAGGTCGCCCAGTTCTTGGATGCCCATCTTCAAAAGCCGGAATCTCTCGGGGGTATTTTGGATGTAGTAAGGTCAGTTCGTGGCTTTGCGGTGGCATCGAACCTGATGGGCCTGTTCCACTTCCCTGTCCTCTTGTTTGAGTCGGGGTATGCCATGGGAACAAGTGGGAAATCCTTGAACCCTAAAACTATGGAGTGGGAACCCCGTCGCCCCTTCGGAAGCAAGGCTTTTGGCCGGTTGGCTGGGCTGAGTGGATTTGATCTGCTTCTGGGAACCCGTATGGTTCTAGGAAAGAACGCTCCTGGAAAGCTGATCCAGATGAATCCGGCCCTTATAGAGGAGGCTATGGCAGCCGGGTGGGCACCCCGAGCAGGGTCAAGGGATTGGGAGGCTGATCCGGTGCAGCGCCTTCTACGTTGGATGGGGAAAGGATCTGTTCATGCGACGAAGAAACTCAATAAATACCTTCTGGGTTCTGAGATAGGGATCAACCTCCTAGCCCCGTTTGAGATAACAAAGGCAGGGTTGGATCACCTTTTGTGGGATGTAACCCATGACCGGATGATCTTGGCCTTCTGGCACTACCAGAGGCAAGAGATCACCGCGAAGGTAGATAAGGAATGGAAGAAGCGTCGGGATGAAGCTGAAGCAAAGGGGGAAGATCCCAATCTTGTTCCATACCCGATGAGGAGAGATGAGATAAGCCGCCGAGCCATGGAGAGCGCCCAATCCATGCTTGGAGGTCAGAACTGGAATTATGCTCTAAGGTATCACACCAAGATCCCAGGTCTTGGAAATGTCACTCTTCTCGATCTAGCTCGAAAGGGATGGCTTGCTGCTGACTGGACAACGACGCAAGCTAAGGTTGGTTTTAGAGGTCTTGCGGGAGCGATGGAAGGTTCGTTTGGAGCCGTTACCAGTGCTGTATCCAGTATGACTCCGCAGGGGGTCAAAGACAAAGCGGCTTGGAAGGATGCTCGGAATTGGAATCCGTATAAGCACCTGAAGTCTGGACGTCTTGATTCGGAGGGAGGATCTGAATCTTACTATGTCACTACCAGTGATTTCGCTACGGCATATTTCTGGAGGTCGTGGATGCTGAGAGGTCCCATCGCTATGGCGATGGCCTATATCATTGCTCAATACGCTTTGGATGATGATGAGGAAAGTGAAGAGTGGTGGGGTGTAGGGGGTAAAGAGATGAGGGCGGATCAACTGGCCTTCATTACCGAGAAATTTGCAAAGAGTTTAGCTAACAATGAACAGGAGTCGGTTCCGACGCGGCAAGAGTTGAAGAATGAAGCCATCGAATCAGGTAATTGGGCCTTTTGGAATTACCCGGAGAGAATGCAGGATATGACGAATCTGCCCGTAGGTAGAGATCCAGCGACGGGGAAACAGCAATGGCTGTCTTTTGGAAAGCAGTTCGCGGAGTTTCAGCACTTACTGACTGACCCGATGGAACAAGTATTGAGAAAGGCTGGGCCATCCCCCAGGTGGGTTGCGATGGCCTACACCGGCAGAGATGGGATCGGACGCCCGCTTGTGCCTGACGCCGAGAAAATGGATCTGTGGGAGAAAACAGCGGCATGGGCGAAGGTCTATGCAGAAACCTTTCTCCCCATCTTCGGGCAAAGCTCAACCAATACGCTAATGACCTTGCCCCTCAAAGAAATGAGTCCTTATTGGACAAGGGAGTATTTTGAGACGGTGCTGTATGAGTACGCTCGTACGGGGGCATTAGAGCCACAGGTACTCATCAATATGATGATGCTTTCGGAGAGCAATGGCATAAACTCGCATACCCAATTCCAGGCGGCAAAGTCGAGTACCAGATCTGGATTATATGAGACCTTGATGGATCAGTTGCTAGACGGCGAGGATACAAAAGACTCTGTGAGGCAACTCGTTCGCCTTGGAGCCACTGCAAAAGATGTCCGTAACGCTATTGGGGTTTCAGGTGGGGGGCTTGGGTTTGGACTGGAGAGGACGGGCAGGCTCCAACGTGTCGTCAGTGAGAACCGCCAGCGGGTAATTGACTGGAATGCCGCCAACAAGATCAGGTTTGAAGATCACGTTGGGCGATGGACCGTCCAGGCTTTTGGTCCGAGGCCGTTTGGCACGGTTGCCGAGACAATGACGGAGGAGGAGATAGAGGATCACCGAGAGAATTATCGGTCGGGTCAGGCGCTGAATCTGTTTAGTGATCGCATCAAGTTGTGGTCGAACAACTTCAGGTTGCGGAGCACCGGACAGTTACCGGAAAAAAAGTAGAAGACCTAAATCACTTGAAAGTTGGGTAATCCAGCGTATGCTGCGATTATGACCAAAGACGAAGACATTGGGTTCAGGGAGTTACAGTTGAATGCCAACTTGCTCAAAATGGACATTCCAGACTGGTTTCCGCGACTCAAGGGTCGTGGTCAACTAGAGCATTTTATTGCGTGGATTCTCCTGATCCATGGGAGAGCGCCCCAGGCGGTCCTGATGCGTGCTATGAACCGCACCAACTGGCCTTTTTCACGTAGGATCTACGATCTCAAATCTGGCGCTCAGGAGCAAATCTGCTGGGATCTGGCGACCACCCTGACGATGACGATGGGTCTGGATGGGTCAAAGACCAAGACGCTTACAGGGTCGATTCAAGGGCTTATTGGATCACAGGTTGGTGGGATGGAGTGGCGCAGCCTAGCGCGTGAGTTGCAGGAGTTGATCAAGTGATCCAGACATCTTTACCTGATGGAAGTGTTGGGATTGTCTGGGATTTAGAGACGATTGGTCACCCCGATCTGGATCTACGCCTTCGGACAGAATCGAAATTGATGGAGGTGAGATCCCTTCCTCCTGACGGGGTTAGGGATTGGGCCGAGATGAGGGACATTTCTGTCCCAAGCAACATCAAGGACCCAGTGAAGATCTTGAAGCGGGTTGAGGATGCTCTGATGAGTGCCCGCGATAAGGCGGCATTGAAGCCTTACGGCAATCAGATCTGTGCCATAGCGGCGAGACCCGTAGAGGGTGCTGACGAGGATGTGCGGACTTTGCTCGATGGAGAGGAAAGGCCTGTTTGGGATGGCATGGTCTGGGCTACTGACCCACAGACAGAGAGGAATGTCATCCTTGCCTTTCTAAGCTATTTGGAATCCTTTGGAGAGAAGGTTGTTCTGATGGGATTCAACATCCGGGGTCAGGGAGGTTGGCGCAAGGGCTTTGATATCCCTGTCTTGAGAACTCGCTGCACAATGCTGGGAATTAGGTGGCCCAGATGGCTTCCTCAGACTCTCCGCGAGGACCGATTCCACACATCTCTCTTTGATCTGTGTGACGTGTTTAGTGAAGGGAATTGTGATCATTGGCTGGCTGCGGCTGGCCTCCCTTTGAAGAGTGCATCCGGGGCCGCTGTGGAGTCGATGACTCCGCAGGAACGCCGGGATTATGTGGCTAATGACGTGGAATTGGAGCGTCTACTCTGCGGCCTTGTCCTACCAAATCACAGTAAGCTCCAAGGACTTTTGTAATGGCTACAAAGAAGCAAGAGAGAAAGATCCCCAACTCAGTTGCAATGGCCGAGTTGGTGCGAGAACGGCAAGACATGCTGTCTAAGCATATTCCCCCAAACGAGATCGAGAGGTTCATGGATAACGTCCTGTCCTCCATCAACAAAATCGAACGGCTGTCAGAGTGTTCACCCGCCTCGTTTTACAAGGCTGCACACCAGTGTGCTCTGCTGAACCTCCAGCCGGGTCACTTTGGTCATGTCTACCTCGTCCCCTTCAAGAAACAGGTGACGATCATGGTCGGTTACAAGGGCCTGATTGAGTTAGCGATGCGGCACCCCGATGTGACTCGGATCAAGGCGGATATCATCTATAAGGGAGATCACTTCTCCGAGGATATCGCGGATATGCGGATTGAGCACAGTCGGAGCCTGGAGGGTGATCGGTCGGACGATGCGATTGTTGGGGCTTACTGTCGGATTTGGTTGAAAGGGTTTCCTGAGCCGACATCATTGGTTTTGAACCGGAGCCAGATCGACGGATATCGGAAACTTAGCAAGGCTTCCGGTGGCAACTTCTGGACAAGGCATTTTGGGGCTATGGCCCGTAAAACGGTCATCAGGGCGCTCCTGAATGGTGGGGAAATCCCGATGTCCACCCAACTGCGTGATGCTATTGACGCGGAGTTGGAGGCGGAGAAGCAGAACGAGATATTGTCAGTTGAGCCTGAAAACCGGACTCCGGTCGTGAGCAACGTCCGAGACTCCTTCAAGGATGATCTACCAGAAAAGGTGGAATACTGGACCGTAGAAGTCGAGGATGTATCTTCCGAGCAGGAGGTGCCTTCAAATGCCTAATTACAATAAGGTGATCATGGCGGGTCACATGACCAGAGATCCCGAGGTCCGAATTGTGGACGGGAAGGACGGACAAGATCTAGCAATCACGAAGTTCGGAATTGCCACCAATACTGGATGGGGAGACAGGAAAAAAACCTGCTTCATAGACGTAACTGCTTTTGGTGCAAAGGGTCAGGCAATTTCCCAGTATCTAGGGAAGGGAGATCCGATTCTTGTGGAGGGTGTCCTGGAGCTAGACCAGTGGGATGACAAGGAGACTGGTGCGAAACGAAGTAAGCACGGTATAGTGCTAGACCAATTCAGTTTCCTTGGAAGTGGGAACAAGGGCGATAAGCCAAAGGCTTCCGACGATGACATGGAGATCATTCCCTTCTAGCGATGGCAGTCACGACAAACGTCTATAACAGTCAGTTGCGTAATCTCTTCCGAGGGACCACGGCATACCTCACTGATACTATCGTCGCCACGCTCCATGATTCTGGAGGCAAGTTCAATCCAGAGCATAGCCGATGGGAGGACGTGGCCGGTTCAGAGGTCTCAACCGATACATACGCGGACTACCCAGGTGAGACGGCTTTGTCGAGCAAGACCGTGACAACATCCTCAAACGTAACCATGTTTGATTCAGCGACGATTAGTTTCGGGACATCCGTCACTATCGCCGCTGATTACATGATTATCCGAGATCAGAGCAATGATGTCCTTTTGTTCCACGTTGATTTTGGAGGAACGCAGACAAGCTCCAGCGGGAATTTCCAACTTCAGATCCACACGAACGGAATCTTCCGAATCGGGAAGAACACCTTTAGCTAATGGCTATCGCCCTCAACATCTACGACTCGGCCCAGCGGTTCTTATTGACAGGGGGGACTGATTTTTCCCTGGGAACAATTCGGTGTTCTCTGCATACGTCTTCGGGAAGTTTCAGCGCAGCACACGACACATGGTCAGATGTATCGGGGAACGAGATTTCTGAGTCGAAATATCTCCCTGTGGATCTGAGTTTAGATCCGACCGAGGGGATTACCTTGTCGGTTGATCCCGTTAGCCGGATCCTGTCGATGGATGCCCCAGATATTGATTTTGGAACCGATCTGACCTGGACAACCGCCAGATATATGATCATCCGTGACTACGTGAATGATCGTTTGCTTTTGCATGTCGATCTGGATGGCACTCAGTCGCCGGTATCTGGGAGTTGGAAATACATCATAGATGCCACCTATGGCCTGTTGAGGTTGGGCGTCAACAACGGATACAGCTAGGTGAATGGCTCTCCCGACTCTTACTTACAACGCATCAAGCGGGAGTGATACGGCAGCGAGTGGTGCCGGTCCAGCCACGGCGATCACCGGGTCTTCCGCAGCGCATACTGGCGGATCTAGCACAACTACGATCACCCTCACGGGATCCCCCGATCTCTCCGCTGTCGCAACTGATGGATCTCACGTCATCTGGTTAGCGAAATCTGGGTCTCGAAGACTGTCGAAGATCACGGGTGCCGACAACACTGCTAAAACTGTGACGGTCGAGGACTCATTCAACATCGCGGCCCCTGATGCTGTCAATTTCGCAATTGGTGGTAAGAGGAAAACCCTGGATGCAGACACGTCTCGGACAGATCCGGCTGACTGGAAAGAGGGCTGGACTATTGAGTTTGACACGGGCACCTACGATGTCCAGGCCGAGATCGCCTGTCTAGGTGGGACGGCAGCGACTGGTCCGACCGTGATCCGAGCTTCATCGGATGCGACAGGTAGGCCGACGATCAGAACCGAGGGTTCTGGATACGATCTGTGGGTCCTCAATGACACCGAGAGTTCATTTGTCTTCGAGGGTTTGAAGTTTGATACAGCGACGAACGGCGGATCTGGAGATGTTGGGATCCAACTCAACGCAATCGACATGCACGCCCAAATTATTGACTGTGAATTTCAGACCGAGGGCAACTGCATATTCGTTACCAAGAACGGGTCTAGTTTTGACCTGAACAATTCGACGTTCTCCAGTGTTTTACGACGCTGTATCACTTCGGGTGGTGCTGCTGACGTTCACATTTCGGCAACCCACTGTAAATTCGTAGGGAGTGGGTCTGGATATACAGGGATCAATTTCAACGCGGGGAACGCTTCATCTCTGACCCTCTATGAGAATGAGATTAGGGGTATTGCAACCCACGGGGTCTTCTTCGAGCCAGATGTATCAGGGATGATGGTGACGATTGTGAATAACACCTTCGTCAACTGTGGGTCGGCGGGCATCTATCAGAACGGGACTCTGCTCGCTGGATCAGGCTACAAGATCAAGAACAATATATTCTGGAGTTGTGGGACCTACGGTATCCAAGCGTCAGACGCGAATTTTGCCAAGGTCCAGATCGGACCAAACGCTTTTGGAGACAATGGGACAGCGGCGACAACAAACGTCCTAGCTCATTCCAGTGATATCAACGTGGCTTCTGATCCATTCGTCAGCCTCGGATCCCACGACTACAAGTTGAACAGTGCTGCAACTGGAGGGGCCTTGCTCCGTGACACTGCCGTGGACATTGAGGGCTTGGCCTAATGGCTATTATCCCCAACGGGAGAGACTTCGGGGCGTATCAGTCATGCACATCGAAGTCCAACGGGGCATACCAGATCGACGGATATTTCAGTCACTTCATCTCTGCAACCACAGCGATAGTCTACGATATTGAGGACACTGCGACGATCACCTGTGATACGGAAGACGCTGTGAACATCGCATACGATATCGAAGATGCCACGACAATCGTCGTGGATGTTGATCAGTCAACAAGCATCAAGCACGACCCGGAGGACTCTGTAGGGGTAGAACCACAATGAGCGCACCAACAACCTTGACTAGCCAAATGTATCGGGGGACCGATTTCGTCCACAAATTGACAATCCAGGATCAGTCAGGATCAGCCATCAACTTGACTGGGTTCACTGGCGATAAGATTACCTACACCCTCCAGGCGTCGGCCTACGATACGACGAACCAGATACACAAGGAGATTGGCTCAGGGATCACCCTGAGTGATGCCGCCAACGGTAAGGCAGATGTGACTATCTCTGCTGCGGACACTGCCGACTTCGAGTTTAGTGGGGCCGATCTGACTTACACTCAATCGGTTGAGGTGGAGGTCTCATCCAAGAGGGATGTGTGTGCAACGGGGGTGATGACGATCAAGCAGCGCCCCAGCAAGGTTACGAATATCTCAATTGGGGGCGACTCCACTGGGAAATCTCCGGTTGCTGCTGCCAGCTTTCCCTTGGCTTACGAGTTGCCGACGATGACTCTGAACATCTCCTGATGGAAAATAAAAAATAGTTGGCGATCAAGTTGGCCCGCAGGGTCATCGTGGACACCCGAGAGCAAACGCCATGGGAATTCGGTGACCAGGAGATCCTGCGGACGAAGTTAGATCAGGGAGATTACAGCCTGGAAGGGCTGGAGCATCTGGTATCAATTGAGAGAAAGTCCCTACCAGATCTTGCGGGTTCGATCACGAAGGGCCGGGACAGATTCATGCGGGAAATCGAGCGGCTCCGAGATCTGGTGAGGTGGCCTATTATCTATATCGAGGCTTCCCGTCAAGACATAGATGATCGCAAATATCGGAGTGCCGTTCACCCAAATGCGGTCCTTGGAACTTTGCAAACGATTTGGATACGCTTCGGCGTTCCATTTCATCTGGCTGGGAATCATCGTCTGGCGGCGATGGATGCCATGAGATTGTTCCATCGCATCGAGGCGGAAATTGAAAAACAAGACATGGAGACAGGCCCTCGACATCAGATCACTGATGCAGACGGAGTTGGCGTGGGAACCAAGAAACGTCGAGGGAAATTGGTTGGTGGGGGATTGTCCCGTGTGCCGGGGACCGGAACCATTTCGGATCCATGAGGAGAAGGGGGGATGGCAGTGCTACAATCTTGATTGTAGTTGGTTCGGGGAAAAAAGTGGATTCATAGAGGAGTTGCTTGCGTGGCAGAGCAGCGAGACGGTTAGCGCCGTTGAATCGCGTTTGCGACGAATGTTGGACCCAGACTCCGTGGAGTCGAGCAAGGTCGCGGCTCAGATCCCAGATATGACCACCATCCGTAAATGGGTGGTATCGAGATCTGGTAATTCAGAGGTCCAGAGATACCTCGATAAACACGCCATATCAACCGAGGTTGCGGATCGGATGATGGTTGGAGTTGAGTTCAACCGTATCAAGATCCCAGTCTTTGGTAGCGACTCGACCGTGGACCTCCCAAAGATCGTCAACATCAAGACGATCAAATTCAGGGGCGGGGGTGACGAGAAGAAGAAGAACATCGGATTGAGAGGCCGGTCTCACGGCCCTTGGCCTTGGCAGCACATCCATGAGTGGGATGCCAAAAAGCCTATTGTGATCACAGAAGGCGAGCCAGATGCGATGGCGCTGATGAGTGTCGGGTGCAATGTGATCACCACCACGGGAGGGGTTGGATCACTCACTTTCGGGAAGTTGCCTACTAAATTGTTCCCAAGCAAAGGCAGCCGCGAGGTCATCCTTTGTATGGATAACGATATCCATGGAGACAGGTGCGGAAGAAAGCTCTTGAGAGCCTTGCAGAAGCGCAATCCAAAAGGGTCGGTTCGGATCATCAGGCTTCCCCAACACGTTGACGATATCTCAGAGTTCCTGGCAGCCGTCAGCCCCGAGGAGAGAGTTCTAGCATGGAATACTCTTGTCGATGAGTCTCCGGTCCAAAAGTCGGACTATGCACATCGGGGGATCTTCGAGAACGGAGGTGAGATCTGCCGTTACGGGAAAGATGACGAGCCTTATCCGCTTGCTCCCTTCACTGGGCTAGTCATCGAAGGCGGTAGCAAGTTTGTCGGAGACGAGGAAAAAGGATACTGCTTCACCCTGCGATTGACGCACAAGGAAGTGAGTCACGGCGAAATCGAAGTTGTCCATGTGCAAGGTGAGGATCTCAGCGATGAGTTGCTTGCTGCGGGAGGGGCTGCGTGGTCGATCCTCAAGAGTGAGGGGGGCATGGTATTCGACTACATTTGTCGAAAATCGACATCCAACGGTCTCACATATCCGCACCGAAAATATGGGTGGGCGTGGGGATACACTGGATCCGACAGGACCCGATTTGTGACCAGGGACGTAATTTTCCAGCCGGGGGGGGCCGTCACTAATTCCGAGTATCGGATGGACCCCGAGGACTCATTCCAGCGCAGTATGCGCTTGCCTCACCCTACACCAGAGAAGGTTCGTGCGGGTGTCGATCTGATTTGGGATCACGCTTACAAATCACACACTTCAGACGTGATGTTGCCGATGATCGTGATGGCGGTGATGGCACCTATTCGCAGGCTTTTAGCCGAAAATCACGATAATTTCTTTGTGCTGGTTAGGGGCGTTTCAGAGGCTGGCAAGACCACCAGGGCAAAGGTCGCCCAGTGCCTCTACGGGGACCTCTGGAGCCACCACAAGTTCCCGACCTTCCAGGATACCCCGATGGCCTTGGAGCGCCGTGTGGCGCAATCAGGGGACTCCTACGTCCTTGTGGATGACCTTGACTACTCCAAGATGAAAGATGCCGATGTCCAGCAGATCCGTACGTGGTTGCAGGGTACCCCGCAGGGAGGGGGGAGGCATCGCTCTGGCAGAGACGGCAGCCTGATGGTTGGGCAAGTTGCCCATGCAATCAAAATCATTACTTGCGAGCATTTGCCCCGTCAGGATCAAGCCCTTCTTGGGCGATCTGTGATTTTGGAGGTCGGCAAGGAGAGGTCTGTCGATGAATCCATGGACATGCACCACGATCTCACCTATCGGAATCGTGAGTTATTGCCGTTCGCCCTTTCTGGGTGGCTAAATCACATCTTCTCGAATCTCGAAATGAGCCAGCAACGCTTTGATGATTGCTGGGATTCATCTCTTGATAACATCCAGGAGATCCTGGACGAGGAGGCCCCCAACGAGTCTTGGAAGTATGTTCCCCAGGCAAGCCGCATCAGAGGCCGGTTGCGGCTCCTTGACTCATTTTTCCACATATTTGTTGAGTGGTGTCGGAGCGAGGGATTTCTCAGGGAGCCGAGGCTGGGGGAGATCCGAGAGGATTGGTCCGATGCCCTTTGTTGCATGTGGCGAAATCTGACCGCAGCCCTCCGAGAGGGGGGAGTTGCGAATCAAGCCCTCCAGGCAATCGAGGGCGCTCTGCTCTCCGGGGAGGCATACCTGGAGGAGGCGGGGCCTGCGGGGCATGATCCAACCTACGATTACCCTCTGAACAGGCATCAGAGCGCCAGGAAAATCGGAGTCTTGATACCAATCGAGTCCCAGCGGTCTGAAGCATTGCTGGACAATATCGTCGATTTTGACCAAAAGACCTACGTTCTAGCACTCCACGAAGGATGCGGTAGGATCTGGGGTGGGAACAGAGACGAATGGCCGAAGAACAAGCAATACCTCCAGGACAACCAACTGATGGACAGCAGGAGGATCCGTCGCCCAGTATTGTGCTACGCAATGACCAAGAAGGCGGCGACGAGGATACTGATGGCACTCGGTCCACGGAGGAGGTGATAGGGCTATCCCATTCATTCCACAAGGAATGGAAGGCTTTCCGAGATCAGTTGTCTAGCAATCACGCGAAGGCCACCGCGTTGTACGACAAGATGATCTTGGCACTTGAACGGATGCTGGAATCGGATGACAACAAAGTTGTCGAGAACGCTTTCAAGCTCTGGCAGAAACTCCAATCAACTGCCTACGCCCAAGACATCGAGTCCTGGAGGTTCAAGCAAGAAGTTGAGGCCCGCGTCCTTGAGCACAGGGAACGCATGAACGGCGTTTCAGGGAATGGCTCGACAAAGGATTGGATGCAAGCGGGAATGAGGGAGTTAGGACGTGGTTGAACCCGGCGATGATTTGGGATCGAGGGTCGCAACCTTGGAGGCATACGGAAAGGTCAACCAGAGATCCATCGCTGACCTACGTGATGAGGTGAAAGTGGTGGCAGCGGGCGTGGAGGAAATCAGGCGCGAGCTTCACGGTGCTCGGATTGCTGGTCGAATTGGCCTTGGCTTGATGATGATCCTCGGATCAATTATCGGCTTTGTCGTGCAAACACTAAAAGGATGAAAGGGTCCCCAGATGGCAAACGAATCGCAGGAGGTCAGAGAGGTGGTTAGAGAAGTTGATAAGGCCACCGCAGTCAAGCTGAGGAAGATCGCCGCGAAGACAGAGGCCCAAAAGGTCCGCGCCGCTGTTCAGAAGTCTCGCCAGGAGGCGCGGGACAGAGCATCGGCGGAAAGATTCGCCGCGAAGATCGAACTCGCAAAAATCCGAGCGGGCCAAAGCGCGAGCGAGAAAGCGCGAACCAATATTGCGCTGACGAGTCCCGCGCTGCTGATGGTGCTCATCGGAGGATTCATCATCGCGCTGTCCACAGGTGCGATTCCAGAGGACGCAATCGCTACCGCCGCTGCTCTCCTGACAATGCTCGCGTCTGGCCTCCTCGCCAACCTCAGAAGCATCATCAGCGAGGCCAACGGCAACGGTGATGAGAACAATCACGACAAAAAACCCAAACCCAAGAAGGAGTAATTTATGGCAATCGTCAAGTCGCTGTTCAGCAGCAAGAAGTTCATCGCAATGATCACAGGCGTCGTTGCAACCCTCACGGCCAAGATCGGCTGGGACGTTTCAACGGAAACAATCAACCAAGTGATCGCGTTGGTCGGAACTTACATCCTCGGCCAAGGCGTGGCAGACCACGGCAAGCACCGGGGGGAAGAAGCTAAAAAGTGATACGCCTCGCCCTGCCTGTTGTTGCCCTGTTGGCGGGGTGTTGGAATAAGCCCGTTCATGTTGATATCAGATCCGGGAAGGTTTGCATCAAGAGGGTCAAAATCTCAGATAGCGAATTCCATTGGCACTCGGATGTGGAACGTCGATCACATTCGTTCGGACTATTCGTCCGAAGTGTGAACTTGTTGGAGGGCCTGACGGAGACGTTCAGCACTTCACAGGTGCGCGAGTTTCGGAGTTTTCACAGACTCGACGAGATCTGCATTCGCACAATTGCAAGGGCTTACTCAGGCAACTCGTCGGCTGAGTTCTGGGTCCATGTTGTTTACGGCCACTCGGGGGACAGCCGCCCGACGTACGTTAGGGAGCCGCTGCGGATCGACGTTACGGGGGGTGGGGTGATTCATCTCGATAGGCCAGCGGCGGGGATGCCAATCGCCCATGGGCAAGGTCTTCCGATCAAGCACTTCCGATTCAACTGCACCACTGGGGGGCAGGAGTCCCCGGCCTTCTATTTGGACATTGGTGACCGCAAAGCGAAGGGTTTGCCGCCGTTCTGGTCGGAGTTACCTGCCATCCCTTGGTGGATCCCCGATCCCCATATCGCCTGTGCCAATGTTGCCGTCTCCGAGAGAAAACGGTACGAGAACTTTGAGCAGACTAAATACACCCCGGCGTTTCCCGCCATGACTGGAGGACAGCATCAATTCGGTGTCTACCAGTGTCTTCCCGAAATGCACAGCGATGGCTATCGCCTTGGGTCCTGGAAAGCTCAACTCTACCAGGAGGGATGTCGCCCAGCCCACTTTCTCCATCCTGACGGCTCGCGGGTAACTGAAGACGATTACCCGCTGACGGTCCTGACATCGAGCGGGTGGATTCATGAGCGAAGCGACGGCAAGTACTGGATCAAGCACACCAACCCCTCGGCGCACTGGAAAGATAAGGGTGCGGCGACCCCAGGCGGAACGACGTGGAGGTTCTGGGATTCGCAGCACTGGAGTGTAAACGCGCTGGTTCAGGCTCACTACCTGTATCAGGTTGACGGCGTTCCAGATCCTGGTCTGGATCTCCTCCTTCGAGATCTCGCAGAGGGTTGGCTCTGGTCAAATCCTGTGATTGACAAGGGAACAACCCATCATCACGTCCCCGGTTCGGCTAGAGCTAGGGGGAGAATTCTCGAATCGGGGTGTGCCCTCGCCGCAGTCCTTGACGGCGACATCAAGGAGAGATTGATCAAGCGCGTTGAAGCGTTGCTGGATATCCAACTCCAAGAGTTTCGTCGATGTCTAGCCGCAAATGAAAGCCCCCTGGTTTCCCGGAAGGATGGAATCGCCCCGTGGGAACATGGCCTGTGGGTCAAGGGATTATACGCTGCGACCATTCTACTCCCACATCGTACTGCTGAGATCTCAGAGGCTGGCGCTCACATCGCCCGGTGGGTGCTCGGCAGTTTCAAAGAATACGATGGGAAGCTCTACATACCGTACGTCATCAAGCCATCCGGGAAGTGGGGAAAGGATCCGTCGAAGCAACTAACGCTTTGGTGTCTGCCCGCTGTGCAATTGCTGCATCGTTTTGGCCGCACACATTTGACTCAGTTGGAGAACAGAAAGGTAAGCAGGATTCTGGATCAGTTCGCCACGGAGGCCCCGCCCCCCTCGGGGGGTTGGACCTCCGCTTTGAAATGGACTCTTTTCTAGCCGTTGAATTGGCTTGGATCTTCCAACGCCACTTCGATGGCCTTGGCACCCAACCGGGTGAGTGCCTCATGGAATCGCGAATCAAGATGACTCGACTCGTAGTGATGACCGAACTCATGCAGGAGTAGGTCGTTCACCCGCTCCCGGTTCGACGGGAAGTTGTCGAAGAACTTGTTGCCCAGCGATCTCTTGCTGAAGCACAGCGTTCGATCTCCGTAGCAGGCAGCGAACCCCGCCAACTTCGGATGGATGCGGACCTGGATGGTCGTGTCCATCAGCAGTTCAGCCAACTTCTTGGCGTATCCGGCGACCCGCTTCATGCCATCGGTCCAGTCCTCCTCTGGAATGGGCGGCTCTCCATCAGGCGAGAACTCCACCCCAGTTGTGGGGAACAACGACCCGGATGACACTGCCGCTCCGCTCGATCTCACGTTAGCGTGTTGCCCCTTGTTCAGGGATCCACCGTAGATCACCGCGTAGCCTTTCGACGCTGCCAACTGACTCGACTCAGGATCGGAGGGGTCATACATAACCCGCTTCTCTCCGTATCGTTTCGTCAGCACATCATCAATTGCCTCATCGCTACACTTCTCATCACTAGATGCCTGGGTAACCCAAGTTTCCTGAGCCTCCTCCTCAGTGAGGAGTTTCGATGTCTCGTTGAGAACGAGCGCCCTGACATCCTGAAGGAATGCCGGGGTCACATTGTCGCGGCTCATCGAGAGTGGCACCTTCTGGCCGATGTTGACGGTGTACTTGTCCCCGGTATCTACGACGGGAATGCCCATTTCGTAGATACCAGCAACACTGTCACCCACCGGCTCAAAGACTTCGACCACGGTCTTGCGAACCGTGCGCCTCATCACTCCCTCGTCATCTGCCACCTCTGTCGGCAAGGATGCCGTGAAGGTGCAGATTGGCGTGGGCCGAGTCAACTCCATGCTGCACTGATTCCAGTCAAGGATCGTTTGAACGCCAGCAGGAGGGATGACCGTCTTCAATTTGGCGAGAGCCTTGATGTACTCATTCCTGGTCATCCTGATCGCGGCCTGGAACTCGCTACCTGCCTCACGGCAGGACTTACTCCTGGTGCGACTACCATCACTTCCGAAGAACACCGTTCCCCTGGTCGAGATGATTTTGGCCTCGTCGCATAGCGACAGTACCAACTTCTCTCCCAGGTTGAAGCGTCCTCGCAGCTCCGGGTCGCCCTTCTTCTTCGATGGTGCGAAGAGAGTGAAGGAATCCCGAAGGTCAGCAAATCCATCAGGGCTGTCATCCTCGACAACAACCTCGATGAGCGACTTGCCAGTGATGGGCCTCAGTGAAACTGTCACCTTGGTCACCTCTTCATCCCAAGCGTTCTGAATGAGTTCAAAGAAGATGAACGACTTGCACTTGTCACGAAGCAAATCGGCCAACCCCTTCTTGTTCACATCGAACCAGGACGTAGCTGCGGTCTTGAGTGTTTTACTCATTGTTCTGTCTCCAAATTGTCAAACAGCGAAATTGGCGAGCGAACTGTTCGCCCGCCGCGTGAGTACCATTGTATCACACGATTTTCGGGCACCCTCAGATCAGGGGTTGGTCAGAACGAGGAGAAGGCGGGAGGACGTTGGAGTTGGATCCTAAAAAAGATTCAAAATTGTTGGCGGCAACGGAGGAGGCGGGAGAGCCTCAACTCCGAGGGTCACTCCATTTCCAATTTGGCGGGAGAGCGCCCTCCGAGAGGGCTAGAGAAAAATCATTCGCCGGATTTTTCCTGGTCGAGATCCCACCCAAAATTGTCGGCCATGTCCTTGCGAGCCGATGCGTCAATCACCCTGCGGAGATCCTCGTAATTCTTGGGCGTGCCGCCCTTCAGCATGATGTACTCGGCAACGGTGAGGATATGGTCCTGCCCAGTTTTTCGATGGGCGCAGAGCGAAGGCCAAGAGATATCGAGATCATCCTTTGACACGCACCAGGGAACGCTGGCGCGATCCTCGTAGTTGCCGCACAGTCCGCTCTCCAAGAGGTGAGGACAGGAATAGGAGGAGTAGACTCTCACGCAATCCTCGACGGCAACCGTGATCCGGCAGCAAGCGCCTTGGACTGGGCAGTCCGCGCATTCCTCCAAGTCCTCAGTCATGACACATGCAGGGGATGGGAACTTCGTCAGCGTCACCCTCAAATTGGAGCCAACCTTGCCTCTCCGTCATTTCTATGATCTTTGCGTAGCTTGGGCGGTCTTCCCGGAATTTCTTCACCCGAACGTCGGAACGCTGGGAAGCCCATTTCTCTGCGTCAATCCACCAGTTGAAATACTCCGGCATCTCCTTAGCAAGAAGTTCTATTTTGCTCCGTTTCTTCAGAAAGCATCCGACGCAGTTACCCGCCATATTCCCCCGCAAGGGTAGATTCAGATCGAATGGTTGCTCTTTCCAGAACTCCAGAACCTGAACCTCAGTCTCTCCGTTCTCGTAGATAGGACAGATTATTTCTTCTCGGGAGTTGTCAGATTTGATCCGTTGCGCTCGGTGCGGCTCGTCCGCTCGCAATCCAACCGCGTTGGTGTATCCGTCTTCAAATCCCGGTAATGTACGGATGTGTTTATCCATCGTACGCATCTTCAACATGGTGGTGCAGATGCGTGCTACCACTGACGGCAAATAGCCACGCTTCTCGATGAGTTGCGAGAACGGTTCCCCGTTGCGGCTCGCAGAGTCGTAGTCAACCACCCGGAAATCGTGGTCACCGTCTTTGACGCAGTATTCCAGCCAAGTGATGTCGCAATCCCAGCGATGAGCGCAGTCCTTCACGAATTCGTAAGTCGCTGCGTGTTCCAGGCCCGTGTTCTGAAAGCAGATCTTCAGGTCTTCAGGCTGTCCGCCATGAGCGTCCAGTATCCTGCGGAGCATGTAGCCGCTGGTGCGACCCCCCGAGAACGAGATGACGGCGGGAAGATCGAGAAGGTAGGGGTTCACTCGGTCATCCTAGCACGTTAGGATGGCGATATGTCCAGAACATACGCAAGAGATCGTCGGCCATTCGCAGGTAGCACCACGCCAGTCGAGGATGCCCCAGCCCCAGCCCCAGCCCCAGCCCCAGCCCCCGCTCAGGCCCCGGAACCCGAACCGGAACCGGAACCGGAACCCGAATGACGTCTTAGGATATCGCTGATCGCTTGGTGGCTGTATTTGCCTCCGTTGGGTCTGAACATCCCATAGATCTCAAGGGTCTTGGCGATAGAGCGGAGCGGAAGACGTTTCGCTTTCAACGACAGGATCGCGGAGAGGTGTGTCTTGTCAACCTTGAGCGGCTTACGCCCTTCGCATCGCCCTGTCTCGCGGCGGCGCTTCTCGCGGCCTGCCCTCAAGCGCATCACCGTCTGCTGCTTGTTGAATTCAGCGACAGCGCCGAGGATTTGCCGGATCATCTTTCGGGAGGGGTCACCGACATCGGCGAGGTCGATACCCGTATCGCAGGAGATCACTTTCACGCCGGGTCGGATCTTCTCAAATTCCGAGAAAATCAATTCTGCAACCAAACCATCGCGGGCAAGCCGGTCCATGTTCTCAACAAGAATGTGGGTGACTCCGCGATGATCCTCTAGGTGTTGCATCATGGCCGGGAGCGCCGTGCGGTCTTCAATCGTGAGCGTGCCGCTGACCCCCGGCTCAACGTAGAAAATTGGCATCGCCATCTCGTTGGCGATTGCCCACTTCTGAATGCAATCGCGCTGACGATCCAGCCCCCCCCCGTCGAGTTGGTGGACCGTCGAAACCCGGAGGTACGCAAGGATTGTCATGGTGAAAAAGCCCCCGACCAACCGAGGGGAGGAGCCAGGAGTGTTAGGGCGACTCGACTGGCACTCGGTTAGTCGGGGAGCTAGGGGTGGGTGGAAATATTCGGCAGGCCGCGATGGGAGCGAACTGGCTCGGTCTTGTCGTAGAAGAATCCTTGATCGTCTGCGTTGCCACTTGCCTTGGTGAAGGTATCCGGCGACCCCGATTCTTCCCAGCACCACTTATGCCAGCACTCGGCTGGTTTCCTGATGCTGGTGGAAATCACTTCGCCGTTTGTCACCCTCGCAATTCTCCCATATCCATCATAGGTCCCGGCAAGATTCTCGCCTTCCGCTGTAATCGCTACAACATCGTTTTGCCACTCAATTATCTCGGGGATATCGTACGGCGCTTTGAGTGATTCGCCACATCCTCGGCACTCGAATGAAAAAAATCCCATCAGTCGGCTCCTAAAAAAATGACCCCCACCCCCCGACGACAGAACTAGCCGGAAAGTGGGGGTCGCTCCTCCGGGATGCGGTACAGCCCGGAAACGTCAACGACAAGTTGACAGAGAGAGAAATTGATTGTTGGCGATTTCGCCTCAAACGCAAGATGACTTTCTTCCAGTATTTGAGAGTTGCCGCCTTCCGATAGCCTCGCGGCCCCCCATTGTGGATGCGGCTCACCCGCTCGACATCCTCCAGAGTCCCGCGTTTGCTCTCTAAGCGCCTCAAAGCCTGGGAGGCGTAGCGAGCCATGTATGCGCGGACTACCCTCTCCGAGTAATCCAGCGACGTCAGGCAACGCTCGTATCGCGTCAGTGATTTATCGCGGCCACGGGCATCAGTGTGGTAAATCCGCCATATCTGAAATGGGCCGAGGGCATTGCCCCCGTCACCCTTTGCACCCAGGCCGTGACGAGGGAGTCCCCCCGTCTCGACCGACCGGATGGCTTGCAGGGTGTCCGCCCAGGTGTAACCCTGGCCTGGAAGGGCTACCGCGAGGAGTAGGGCTGCTATTGAAGTCTTCACCTCAGTCCTCCCCCTTCAGGGCTTTGCCCATCTTCCCAGCGATCCGCGAAATCGTTCTCTGTAGATCGACGTAGCGATGCGCCATCCACATCTCGCGTTGTTCTGACAGAGGTAATTCCCTCACCAGTTCGCCCTGTTGGCCCAGCCAGATTTGGAATTCCTTTTCGGCAAGCTCGCGCTCGCGCAATACATCATCCGATGTTTCACTCATCTCACTCATCATTTCCTCCTTGTGATGCAATGGTGGCCGCCGCGAGAACGCGAGCGGATTCAATTTCCTTCCTCGACATAACGGACAGCAAGTCGAGAATCAAAGACATTGCTAGTTCCGCGTGCATTTTCGATGGCGCGTTGTGGATCAAGACAATTCCCAACGCGAGGGCGTCGGTTGTATTTTTCGGAACTTCCGTCATCGTTCGACTGCCTCCATCAATTCGTCCGTCCAGGAATTCACAGACCAGTCGCCCACAATTTCGTTGCCGTCTTGAGGCTCGTTGGCTGGCACTAGCAAGAATTTCCCCAGGCGATTGCCAGCTTTGTCGAAGAACAGTAGCGCCGTGAAATCACATGCGAAGCAGTGGTCGAGGATATCGAATTCCTTTTCCCCGAGGTAATCGGCCTCGTCGCCTCCACCCCAAACCTCCGCATACTTTGCGCCGTGTTTCTTGGCGTGTCGGATCATCCGGGTGACGGTCCCGCGTGACGATGCCGACCCATACTTGTGGTGGCATCCAATTCGTTTCGTTGTTTCTGTCATTGTTCTGCCTCGATTGAAAGTTGTAGCCGTCATCGACAGGATTGCCAAGGAAATCCTAGAAATCCTGATCGACTCGAAATCACAGGCGTTCCGCCATAGCGGATATGCACACAAATGCGAGGGCGACTAGGAAGGCTCCGATCATCTCGTAATCGGAGAAGATGGGCCGCTGGCGCGGGGGCGGAGGGAACATGGGTTTGCGTTTGTGGTTCATGGGATTCTAGCTCCACTCGGTTGCTTCGATTTCGTCCTCTCGGGCCATGGATCGGCAGACTTCCAACACGTAGCGGAAATCGGTACCCCAGCCAGCAGGGCGGGAGTCTTCCAGTTCCTCGACTTTCGCCTGCCATGTGATCCCCCGCCTTGCAACGTCATCCGCTAGGATGCCCCGCAGTTCGGGTTCCCACGATGCGCGAGCGCGAATCCTGCCGTCAGGCCACCGGGTGAGTAGGTTGTGGTTCATGGGTTCAGTCCTCCCCCCTGACCTTGACGATACCGACGCTGTTACCGTTGTAGTCCAGCAACTTTCGACCGTCAAACTCGGTAACGTCCTCACCTTGCCGGATGGATCCTGCCAACTTCTCAAGGATTCGCGCCACTTCCTCCGCGCTAGATTCCTCAAACGCGGCGTTTCCGCCTCTGATAAGTAGAGAGAATTCGTCGAATGTTTCGTTTTTCATGGTTCGTTCTGTCGTTTCTAGGTTGCCGGGTAAAGCCCACCCGGTAGGGCAATGGGTTGACGGGGTGAAGCCCCCCGCCGGGGCGTGGGTTACTTCACCTCTTGAGCGGCGGGTGTAGTCCACTCGCCAGCGTTGACAATCACAGATTCGGGCTCGATAGCTCCACCGGCAAGCGCGGCCTCAAGGTTGGCCTCAAATTCCTTTCGCCACTCGGGAGAGAAACAAGTGTACCGAGAATCCTCTATACATGGATCACGCGGGTTCGTTTCAAAGACTGGCGGGACTAGGCCGCCCATATCTCCAGATATCACCCAAAGATCCTTAGCGTCTACTAGAGTCCCGCGCCGCTTGCGCTTCCGGGGCTGTAGAAATTTCAAGGTAAACCGGCGGGAACCGTCGCGAAGTTCTTCCTCTAGGATCTCCAGATCCTTGCAAAAAACTGCCGACACGCCAAAGGCTCCCGTCCTGAAGAACGTAACGCGGGAATGAGTTTCTTCTCTCTGCTTATTCATCGTCGGAAACCTCCATAAAGCGGGGAGAAAGTTCGTTCACGTCTAGCATCCATCGGATCTGATCTCCGTCCATCGCTTTGATGGCGCAAAGCAGCAAGGTATCAGCCGACACTAGGCCTTCCTCCACCAGTTGCAGAGCGTAGTCCGCTGGATTCTTTTCGTAGTTTTCGTTTTCCATAGTGTTCTGTCTCGTTTCTAGGTTTCCGGGAAAACCCCCGGCGGGGAGTGTGGCGGTCCAACCGCCGGTTTGATTAGGTCCGAAGTTTGTCGGCTTGCGCTAGAACGCCCGCCCAGGTATCAGATTCAATTGCGACGGTATCGGGGGCCGGTGTCGGAATATCGTATTCCCGCACGATATACGGCGTGCCCTTGATCCTTACAAACAAGGTTCCCACGTTGGAAAACTGCCAGCACATAACACGCCGAAAGCGTTTCTCGCCCTCAAGCCTGATAAGGTAGGACGTAGAAAAACGCCCGACTCGAAGTCTACCCTTCCCGTCCACAATTCGGACCTCACCATAGCGCGGGGTTTCGGTTTGTTTGGATTCTGCGATCTTGGTTTTCAGGTAGTCTGTCATTGGTTCTGTCTTGGGTAACACTGAGAGAGCCGACCCCTCGAAAAGGCTATTGTAGGCGATTGCGGCTCGCCTGGGCCGCCAGTCCTAGTATGCCTCGGGTTTGAATCCCAACGCCTTGAGGGCGCGGCGTAGGGTGTAGGTGTCGTCCCTCATTTCCCGGTAATCGGCTAGCTCCGGTTCGGTGTAATCCCCGTCGCTAATCTCGCCCCGGGCGGTCTCGTTTAGGTGGGTTGCCGAATCGAAGACGGCTTGCGCCTGTTCCCGGGTTGAGATGGTGAATTCTCGCCCGTTCTGGGTTGCGAGGATCTTGCGAAGCATTTGCCCGTACTCGCAATCATCGCCGCCGTTCTCGGTTTGAATGTCGAGGTCCTCGACAACGTAGCGGGGGATCTCGATCATCGTTGGGTAATTCATAGGTTCTGCCTTGGTTTGAGTTAGAGAACACGTGCCGGACGCGCTATCGCGCCGGACTTGGAGCGCCTGTCGAAGTCTACAGCGACCTCGAAAAGCATGAGAAGTTCTGCGTTGCCGCCTTTCCAATCGCGTCCCTGGAATTGGAACGTGTCGTTATGGAAGGGGTTGAACCGGAGACGGTCGGTATGGCGTTGGACGTTTGACGGGATACCGTCGCCGTTCCATCGCCCGCGAATTGAGAGAACAACCTCGCGAGCGCCATTCTTGCGGATTCGCTCAACTCCGGCTGTGGTCAGGTTGCTACCGCCGGAAGCTAGCGCCGGGGTTGCGTTGGTGACGCTACAAGACGTCGTGTAATGCGTCACGGACCACTTGCCCGCGTTGCGGGTCTTTACGCACCATTCGCCGGTGTGGAGGCTGAAGTGGATCAAAACCTCTTCGCCTTGGTTCGGCTTGCGGGTGAGCTTGTTTTGTCTTTTAGTCATGATGTTCTGTCTTGACTGGACTGCGGCGGAAGTGCCGATTGAAGAACGATACGGTATCGACAGAAAGAAACAACAACAAAAGAAAAAAGATTCTACCCGTGATCGACACATACTATGGCACGGGTTTGGCACGGCTGTGGCACGGCTGTGGCACGGGGTATGACACGGGGGTAAAGTATATATATATATATAGTTATGTTATAAACTGTACTGTACTGCACGCCTTCGGGGATTTACCTCGCCCGAGAAAATCACGATTTCGTGTAATTACTTTACGGCGTATATGGGGGGACCTATTACGATAGGGAGTAAGCGAACAAAATCACACACACAGGGGGGGCTTTCTCCCCCCCGACCGCGTGCCATATCGACCAAAAAAGCCGGAAACCCCTTTCCGGTAAGGCTTTGTGGCGTGTCACTCGGCGTGTCACAGCCGTGTCGGAGCCGTGTCAAACCCGTGTCGTACTTCGCAAGGATCTACCGTAAATGCATTTACCGCTACAATCCCATTTCGTGGGGAGCGGTTGCGCGTACGAATCCCGCGCTATAGGTTCGGCATACCGTAACGCCCTCGCGTTGGCGGGGTATCCCTGGAAACCGTGACAGGGCAGGCGATTAGACCCGCGCGCGGGCCTGCGCGCGAGGAAACACGTCAAAAGCTCCCCCCGAAGGGGGGGGGGGGAAGGGGGGGTCGCCAATGGGTCCCATGTCCCAGATATAATTGATCAAGGCAGAGCCTGCGCTTGTGTGTATCCGAAAGGGTCCCATAGAACTAGACTACCGGAATGAGTGATTTATCCGAGGAGACATCGGAGGAGCCAGCGACCTTTTGTTGGGAGGTTCCGATGGAGGGAGTTGACGTTAGGACCCCGCGAAGTTTGGCTGATTATCAGGCTGCGTATGCGTTGTATCGTGGTCGCTACATCCGTGCGGTTGTATGGCTCCAGGACATTGCCGAGGCGGTGAGCAAGGATCCGTTGTATTCTGACCTTGAGGAGTTGGTTCTGCGAGCATTTGAGGGGTTACGAGATTGAGGTCATCGGATGATTTGAGTTTGTTGGAGTGTTTTGTGTATTCGTATTCATTTTTGGTGTTGTTGTTGTTTGTTTTGGGTGGTTGTTCGTTTTTAGATTTGCCCTCGGCTTTGGAGGTTTTGTCGGATCCCGAGGTTCAGGGTGGTTTGAGGGATGTGGCGACGAATGCTTTGTCTGGTAATGTTGTTGGGGCATTATGGGCGTTGGGTGGTGTAGTTGGTTGTGTTGCTACGAGTAAGGCCCGGAAGGCTTTGAAGTCGAAGAAGTTGAAACCCTCGGAGTCGGTTTGATCACGCCGGAAGCGTTCAAGTATCGAGCGGAGACGGACACGGGTTTTTTTGCTCGTCACATTTGTGGTTACAACTACGACCAGCATCATTTGACGGGTGAGATAGTGAACCGTGGTAGTGGTGGTGTGCGTGCGGAGGGTCCACATCTTCAGATGACCACGTTTTTGGACAGCACAGAGAGTCGGACGAAGCATATGGAGGCTCCGCGAGGATCTTTGAAGACTTCGATGCTGGAAGCGTTGGTGATGCGAACGATGCTCCGTGATCCGAATGCCCGTATTTTGTATGGGATGGAGGTGAACGAGGTAGCGAAGCAGTCTCTGGCTCGGATCAAGAAGATCTTTGAGGGCAGCGAGAAGATCAAAGATCTTTGGGGTGACGTTCGCGGCCCTGTCTGGAACAACAGCGCGTTGACGTTGAGCGGTGTATCGCTTGATAAAGCTGACAAGGAGCCGGGTCTATGCACATTTGGGGTGGACAAGACGCGAGTTGGCGGTCACTACAGCATGATCATTGCTGATGACTTGGTGAACCAGGACAACGTGAAGAACAAGGAGGGCATTGAGAAGGTTCTGCAATGCTTCAAGAGTTTGTTTTTCCTATTGGATCCTGGTGGGATTTTGATTGTGTGCGGCACTCGTTATCACGATGACGATTTGTATGGTCACATTTTGGGCAATCTTCAGGAGGAGTTTGACACTTTGATCCTGGATTGCGGGATGCAGTTGGAGAGGAGTGAGAGCGGCAAGGTTGAGTTGGTTGGCGGTCCTCCGACGTTTGCTCATTTGAACGAGGATTTTCTGCGTTTTCAGTTCAACCAGTTGAAGGACCCTGGCTATTTCTCGTCTCAGTATCTGAATCAGTGTTTGTCTTCGGACCAGATGTTGTTTTTCCGCGAGCAGTTTGTTTCTGTTCGATGGGAAAATTGGATGAAGGATTTATCGACGTATTTGATTGTTGATACGGCAACGTCGGAGAAGGACGAGGGTTGTTATTCGGCTGGTGTATTGATTGGTCTGGACTCGAAGGACGATGCTTATGTTTTGGACTGTTTTGTGGGTCATTTGAACCCGATGGAGGTGGTCGGGAACATTTTAGACATGCACGAACGCTGGGAGTCCCGGAGTCCGATCCGTAAGACCTTGTTTGAGAAGATCGGGTTGAATGCGACGTTCAAGGCGATGGTCTTGGCGGAATCGAAGGCCCGTCAGACTCGGGTGAACATGGTTGACGTTCCTCGGGGCAGCGGTCAGGACAGCAAGAAGCAGCGGATAGCGAAGCTCCAGCAGCGTTTCAGCCGTGGGACGATTTCGTTCGTGGACACGATTCCGAGGGTTTTCACGGATATTGGTGAAACGAAGAAATTATACGACCCGGAGGGTTACACGGGTGAGTCGGGGGACGTTCTGCCTGACGGCGAGATGGTTCTTGAATTCATAAGGTTTCCATCTTATGGGAAGAACGACATTGCCGACGCGATTGCGGACATAGACGTCTTGGACAGCAAGGGCTATAGGATCTGTTCTCCCGGCAATGTTCAGCGAGAACGGCGACGTAGGGATTCCCGGAGGCGTCGGGGGACGGTTATCCCGGTTGAGCGTTTGGTAAACGGTCGAAAGCAGTTGGTTGACGTTTTACCGTCACGGGAGCATACTGCTAACGGGTCTTGGATATCTCAATACAAGGGAAGACGATGAACAGAGACGAGTTGCTGAGAAAGTTGGAGAAGATCAGGGATCACGTCTCGATCCTGCGGCAGAACGCGGTTATTTCGGGCCAGCCATGGTTTGCGGAGCAATCGACGGTTGTTAGGGGGCTAGTTAGCGAGGTTATCGAGTCTCAAGGCAGTCCCTTACCTTCGACAAGGAAGAAGAGGATCGCGTCAAAGCATGTTGCTTCTTCTGCTCCTGCGGGAGGAGAGACTTAGTGGTTGTTCGACAAAGAAGGAAAATTCCCCCTCCCAGCGTTTGTTCCTTCCGATCAGGGTTCGATAGGTGATCTATGGTAGTCAAGGCAAGCAACCGCGAGATGCCGCTGAAGACTGGGCCATCTGTCGAACCCGGTCGTTCTGGTTCGGTTCCGTCTACTGTGAAAGAGGGGACGGTCTCGGTTGATATCAACGCGGAGCCAACGCCGGAAGACCTAAAGGCGTGGGAGTCGATTCAGATTCCGTATGAGAATCTGGCGGGCTTAGATGAGGAACGCGACCGGAGGGCCACAAACTACGTCACCAAGGTTCTTCAGCATTTCCAAGAAGAACAGGGCGATGTCCACGAAACGTGGATGCTAATTCGTCGTTTGATGGATGGTATGCGTTCGGAGGAGGGCGAGGGCGAGGTTGCTGAACTCTACATGGCGATGGAAAGGATGGTTCCTCGGATTGAGGAGCAAGTCCTGGGAATGGACGAGTGGTTTCGTTCGCACGGACGTGAGCGCGGCGATAAGGAGCAAAGCAAGAAGATAGATGCTTTCCTGAATGCCCAACTAGAGATTGATCGTTTTCGCATGAACGTGCAGCCCGCGATCAGGACAATGCTGTCCTATGGGTTTGCTTGTCTGAAGACGTTCTGGGATATCCAAACGGAGGAACGGGTAGTAAGGAAATACAAGAACGAGCGTGTCGAAGGCAGGGATAGGCTCACTTGTAAGCTCACAAAGGAAGACAAGGTTGTGTTCAACGGTCCCCGAGCGCGTCTTGTGGATCCGTTTGATTTCTTCATCGACACGGATTGCACGGACGTGAAGGATGCTCGTTATGTCGGTGACATAACCAAGATGACCTTGGATGAGATCAACGATCTGGCTGATCGTGGCATATTCAGTAATACCGCAGCATTGAAAGATGAGTCCCCCTTGGGGAGGACTGACTACTCTGCTTGGTATAAAGAGGATAGAGACAATAATCGCAGGACTGGCATCCAGAGGGGACCTCACGATGAGATCGCAGATGGGGGACCCAAATCGTTCTACGTATGCGAGCTATGGGGACGATTTGACCTTCAAGGTAATGGTAGGACACAAGAGTGTGTGATCACTGTCGTGAATTTCAGGGTGCCAGTCCGCATTCAAGAGAACCCATTCGACGATAAGCATCGACCTTATGCAGTGGGTCGGGCGAACCGCGATGCGTTCACCTTCTTTTCGATTGGTCCGTTTGATAACGCTGTTCGTCCGCAGTTGGAGATGAATCAGCACCGATCTCTTGGGCTCCGAAGTCACAAGCAATCTATGTGTCCGGTCGTCCTTCTGAACGACCAGGGGGACATGCCGGATAACCTTTGGGAGTTAGAACCCGGTGCTATCTTGCAAGTTGACGCCTCTTCCTTGCAGGGGATGCAACAGATCCAAGCAAAATCGACGCTTGGTGAGATGAGGTTTGCTGATTCGATATTAGCGAACAACATTGAAGAGATTACAGGATCAACGCGGCTGCTTTCAGGGACGGAAGACAGCGGCACCGCAACCGAGGCAACGCAGAAGCTTTCTGAGTCTAGTCGTCGGTTGCGTTCTTATGTTCACTCATACACCATGATGCTGAATGACATGCTGGAGCAATTCCATGCGTTGAATCAGCAATATGTGACCGGACCGATGAAGTTCCGAGTTCTTGGTAAGGAAGCCAAGGGCTTGAATTCGTATGAGACGATGGACCCTGAGATCCTCCAGGGGCGTGTGGATTTCACCTTCACGGCCCTCGGCTCTTTACATAGCGGCGATCTCGTTGCTACGCAAATCATGCAGTTCCTGAACTTGACGGCTCCAGTTGCTGCGAAGTATCCAGGCATGGTGAATGAACCATTGCTTCTGAAACTTTTGGCGCAGCACATCGTCGGCGGTGTGGATTCCGAGGATCTTGTTCACATCCCAACGCGGGACAAGGATCTTTGTAGTCAGCATGAGGAGAACTGGATGCTCTCTCAGGGACAAAAGGTCAAGGTTGACGAGTTGGATGATGATGAGGAACACCTTGAATCCATCCTCGAATGGTTTGGCCCAGAGGTTTTATTCGGTGACGGCGGTGAGTTCTTGGATCTGAGTCCTGCGGTGGTGGATAACATTCGGTCCCACTACCAGTCCCACTACAACCAGTTGGAGAGGAAGAGGGCCGCAGCTAAGAGGCAGATGCAGGGGCAATCCGGTCCATTTGTTACTCCTTCGCAGCAACTAGAGTCCAATCGAGGGACCACTGGGAATCAGCAGATGCCCAATGGGCCGGGTGTTGTAAACAAACAGGCGTCGGAGGTTGGTGGCCCAGGATCTCAAGCGGGACAGACGAATGGGTCCCCAAACATGGGGCAAGTCCCCGCCGCTGACCGGACCCAGGGATTCTTTCAATCTGAAAATTCGTTCTAATGTCGTATATCCAAGATCTGTCGAAGAACCTGGATGATAAGAGGTTCCTGAATAGGGAGCGTTCTTTGGTGGAGAGGCTCCGCGCACAGCAGGCTCTCTCAGAGGTGATCAAACTGCCTCAGTTTCAGGCTTACCTGGAACACAGGCTTTCGAGTGATCAAATTTTGATTCAATCCGATGATGATAAGGAGCCATCGCAGTTTCTCATTGGGAAGTGCGTTGGCCGCATCGAGGTTATTATGGAGCTTCGGAGCACGTCGGAAACAATATTATCCAGACTCAATGACCTAACCTCTGAGTTGGAGGCGCTAAGGAAGAGTCGCAAACCCCAGAAGAGAACCTAACCATGACAAAGAAAGGCAAACTGTCTGTCAACAAGGGCAGCAAGAAGCGTCAAACTACGGGATCGCTTCCGGCAGCAAGTGCTAGTTACCTCGCAAAGGATGAGATCCGTGCGAAGGGATCGGCACCCGCCGCGAAAGCTCCTGGCGTAAAACGGTAAGTGTCAACAGGCCGATGTGTCTCATCAGCACATGCAGGCTTTCGATCAGATGAAATCACTGTATATGGAGTCGTGAACCATGAGTGGAACCGAACAACAACTTGAAGTAATCAGGAAAGCGCGAGGAATCCCCGCAGGCGATCAGGGTGTAACTGAGGAATCCCCGACCTCACCGCCAGCGGCCAGTAATTCTGACCAGGAACAAATCGACGAGCCTCGGCAAGTTGATGAACCTGTTCCCCAGGATGATGGCGAACCGCGAATTCCGAAGTCCCGATTCGATTCGCTTGCGGCCAAGCTGAACGATAAGGATCAGGAATTGGCAGAATTGCGAAGTGAACTGGAGAAGGTGAATCGAGAGAAAGCCTTGTCTAACATCTATGAGGGTAAAGATCGTCCCGATGGATGGGGAGACTTTTCAGATGAACAACGAATGGCCTGGACTGCGGATCAGGTCGCTCAACTCCATGCGGACTCCACGCGGCCCCCGCTAGAAAGCGAGGTCTCTGCTAAGTGGAAGTTGATGGAGGAGGGTGGCTATAGTATCCAGCAAGCCGGTGCCCTTCATTCCGTTCAGAAGGAATTCCCAGGAATGAGCGCAGATGACGCTAGGACTCTAGCCCACTCCCGCTCACCAGAACTCTTCGCTACTGAGGGTGCATCTCAGCAGAGTGCAGAGGTGCCCGATTCGCATGTAGTTGCAAAGCCTCGATCAACCAAATCTCAGGCCGCTCCACAGTCTGGAGATAGTCTGGATAAGGTTGTGTCGGCTATGGCTGATGCCCGGTCGGGCAAGAGTCGTGGTGGTCAGATCAAGGCTGGACTGGACTACATAAATCATCAACTCGGCATCGAAGGATGACGAATTATTAGAGGACGGTAGCTAAATGGCTTATTCAGGCAATGTCACCTATGGTGGCACAACGATCCGCGAAGATCTTTCTGAACTGATCGCAATTATGACCCCAGCGGATACCCCGCTGAACACTCTTCTCGACTCCAGGGAAGTTCACGACACCTATTACGATTGGGCAATGGATGAATTGTCCACTCCGACAGCGGTGGTAAACAAAGGCGAAGGTGTGACCCCTTCTGTCAACGCTGGCTCGGAAGTTACCCGCGCAGTTGGGTCACTTTCCATCGTCATGGAATCAGTGCATGTTGCAAACTCCCGCCGCGCCGTCAAGGAGGCGGGGATGACCGACGCATACAATTACCAAGTGTGGAAGGCATCCATCGCTACAATGAAGCAGATGGAATACAACATGCACTGGGGTGTTTCGACTGCTGTCGTGACATCAGATTCTAGTGCGCGATCCACCGTTGGCCTTGGTCAGTGGATTCTCTACCAAACGGATCTTGGCGACGGAAATACCGATTACAACATCAACGGTAAGGCGTTTGCCAGTTTCAGGAATGATCCGTTTTATCAGGCAACTCCTGCCGACCTTACTCGCGCTCAGTTGCATGCCACTTTGGGCGATGCTTGGAATGATGGCATGAACATCGACGGATCTTTGATGCTATGTGGGAATGAACTCAAGCGAGTTATCTCTGAATTCGCTTTGGTTTACGGATCGGCAAACACGTTCACGCCGACCCGTCCGCAGCGTTTCAAGACGATGGACGAGACGATTGACGTCTTCTCTAGCGACTACGGTGATATCTACATCAACATGGATCGCTACATGACTGCTGCAACGACGCTTGACTATCCGATCTCGTCCTCTGCGAACACGACTGATAAGCAGTCTTCGTGTTTCTTCATCATCGAGCCGGATATGTATCACCGGACGGTGCTGCGTGGTTTGTCCCACGTTCCACTTGCGGTGGTTGGCGATGCTACTGAGGGCTTCTGCGTTGCAGAAATGGGCTTGCAGTGCGACAACATCCGTGCAGGGACTGGCGGAACCGCAGCCGTTGTATAGGAATTGAGCGATGAAATACCCCTACGACTGTGAATCTTGTGGGTTTGGATGGTTCATTGAGGCAAAGATGTCTGATGAGCGTCCAGATAGCCCCGAGTGCCCCAGTTGTGGGGGTGTTGACACGTTCAGGGTCTGGCACGGTCAGACCCCCCTTGGTCTCGTAAAGGGGAACCGTAAGGGCGAAACGCTCTATGATCCCTCAAAGCCGGGGCGCAATCAGGCCCAAGGGTACAGGACCCCGGCCCAGCAAGAGCAACACATGAAGAAAGTTGTTGCTGGCAATCGTGCGGCTGCGAAGGAAACAGCGAGGCTGCGAAGTGGCTCCCGTCGTGAAGATGGGGAAATGAGGCACGTCGGGTCTATCCCGGCGGAATTATTTAGGTGTGTCCAGCGCACTACCGGAAATCAACACGTATGGAGAGACGAAGGCCGTCCCCTATTGAAGCGTCACGGCCTGTTGTTTGAAGATTAGAATGGCACACAGTCCTCAAGTTAGAGTTTCCGAAGACTTTGAAGATGACTTGATGACGAACTGGACGAGCGTTGCCTCCAAGGTGATCGCCGTCAGTAATGGGGTAGCGGAGAGATCATCAGGGTCCCCGGCCATTGCTTGGCAATCGGAGAATCCCCCCCAGTCATCTGAGCAACACATCCAGGCGAATGTTGTTGTGACCAGCTTCGGAGCAGGTCAATACATCTCTCTTCTTGCTAGATTGGATTCGGATGTTACGTCGGCGTCCTATTCTCCGAAAGACGGGTATCAGATGCGTCTGGTCTTTACCGCTACTGGAAACTGCGACTTGTTCTTCTATAGGTATAACAAGCAGACCGGGGGGCAAGAGGATGCGCTGACGAATGTTGACGTATCTTCGAGCATGTTGAAGGTGAGTTCGACAGAGCTTGGTGTTCTCCAGGAGATCCGATTCACGGTTACAAACGAGGAGAATGGGGTCCGACTCCGTGGATTTGTCAACAACGACGATGATGAGAACCCCACTTTGACCTACCTCGATAGGGGTGTCAATGTATCCAGGTCGTTTACGACCAAGGATGCTGGTTATTGGGGCATGATGATCAGTGCGGCGGGCTTGGGGGTGGACAGTTGGGATGCCCAAGATAAATACGTTGTCCCCCAAGAAGGAAAGCACGTCGGAAGGACGCTGGCTCAGTTGAGGACTTTGTTGTCGGACAGGATCTCTAGGGGTGGCAATAGGAACCTGACGGATGCCTATTTGGATACTCAACTGAATCTTGCTCAGAATGAGGTGATGACGGACTTGGGTGACTTGGCGCTGTTCACTAAGCGCGAGGAAACCATGACCCTGACCTCCACGGACAGCGGGAAAACCTTTGAGTTGCCAACCCGCGTTGAGACTCTGATCGACATTCTACGCAGCCCATCTAGGACACCTGTGGATTGGTCATTGTTGAACATGAACCAAGAGAACACGGGAATTCGTGTCAGGATGTCTCAGAACATCGGAGGCGAATCCGTATTCGTAATCTACAAGATTGGATGGCAAGACATGCTTTCTGATACGGACAGGTGTGCTGTCCCCCGGCAATTTGATGAGTCGGTCATATTGTCGGCTGTGTTGCGTATCGCAGAGAGGCAGGGAGACATGACTTACTTCCAAACGGTCGCAGCGATGAAGTCTGCTGCTGATGGGAGAATGCGATCATATCTGAACAAGACAAAGAGGATGCAGCACACTGCTATCCAAGTTAGGGAAGTTCGTCATCCGACAGTGAGGAACGGAAGATATGTCAGCAGTCCCTACGACTTGAGATAAAAGATGCCTAACGAGTCTGTCGAATTCAGTCTAAAAGGTCAGTCTCCTGTGTGGGGTGGTGTATCGGATACTTCTGAGTTGACTCCTGGGGCCGGGATGTTTTCTACTCTTCAGGGTGCCGTCGTAGGCAGAGATGGCACTGAGATCGAAAGGTTCCCAGGGTTTGCCAAGGCTGGGACCCCCCGGCTGGCAGAGGCTGCTCCGTGCGTTAGTCGATCAAACACGAAATACGCGCAGTTCGTCTCTCGCGGATCTTCAGAAACCACATTATACATTGATGTGGAGAGGGGTGATCCGACACGCCCCGGAGAGCGGAATTCTGGTCACGGATTGAAGGTCGGAAGCTCCACGATCAAGGTCTATCTGCACCTACACCTGATGACAACAGGGGGGTCGAGGGCTGTTCTGCATGGGGAATACAGCGCGATTGTCACTGGCACTACGGCTATCCGGGTCCAGAGTTTGGACTCTTCCAGTTGGTCCTATCTTGAAGATGGGTCGAAAGTCTTCGTTCCGAGGTGTAACCGTGCTCACGGTCTGAAGTGGGTGGACGGGTATCCCGTAGTGATTGGAGAATCCTCCTTCTACGCGCCAGAGTCACATCTAAACACGGTGGTGGAGAAGAGGGCCGTTTCGTGTTGGGTCGGGGAGGATCTCCTTGATTGGGAGGACAGTGGGTTTTTAGGCGTGTCCTACGATGGTTCGATCAGTTATCCCACGACTAATACTCGATGGGAGTATTGGGGTAACCCGATCAATTCAGGGGACGGGTTAGATTATTTGAACTACGTCCCCGCTTGGATCCCTAATGCACCGCCCCTATACAATCAATACTTTGATTGCCCTCCAAGAAGGAAGGTAAACGCTCATGTTTGTAATGGTGACTTGATCATTGCCGTCCCTGGACATGGGCACTGTCTGACCGCAACGATCAGGGGAAAGGGAGACCATGAGCCAATCACAAAGGCAACCAGGGCTTTAGGTGTTCCAAAAGGTCAGTGGTCTCGAATAACTCAGGAGGGGGCAGGCCGAGGGCCTGGATTTGTGGGGTGGGAAGCTGGCAAGTATGTGTATATATCTGTTGCCTACAAGAATAGGTTCACAGGAGAGGTCGGCCTCCCGAGTAAACCGCACAAGGTTACTTTTACCACGCCTTCGGGTGGCGGTAATTCCGTCCTGGTTGTCTTTGTAGTAGATCCCAAATATGTCATGCCGGAATGCTTTGGCATGTCTGCGATTATCTACACAACGGGTACGGATGGGAGTGCTTCCTCCGGGTTCTATCCCATTGCAGAGGTGACGGATTTCACAACGGGTTCGACTGGTGTGAATGGGACGCTATGCCGTGTTGTGATCGACAAGGACATCGCTGAGAATACCTCATGGAAGTCCTTTCCAAGATATCCGGTGATCGAGCAGATGCCGACTGGCGCTTCCTGCGCGGTCACTGTTCGCGGGGTCACTTGGTATGGAGGGGATATCAGTTCAAATGGTCCTCTGAACTTTGAGAAGATAGAAACCCTTGTTCAGTACGGAAAATCCACTCTCCTAGATGATGACGATTCATACGTCATGGTCAGAAGTGAGACCGGATTCTATAACAAGCAGATCCCGCCTCAGTGGGGTCAGTGGTCTGGAGGTTTTAGACTTTCGTCTGGGTATCAAGGATCTACGGCCCGATTGAGGACCGACCCCGATCCGAATTCTAGCGGGAACAAGATCCGTTTGGTTGAATCCATTGTGGACCCGTTTGTAGAGGCGTACCCAGGGTCACATCACAAGGTTCTAAATCAGTGGTGGAGATTTGAGGATGGCAAGTATAGGAATCGGAAATCTATAACGTCTGCGGAGCCAATGGAATTGGAGATGAATGTGGGGCAAGTCCTACATTCCGAGGTTGGTCATCCTGGGATCACTCCTTCGATAAACAGGGCGTTGTTTGATAGTGTGAGTGGGACCGATGTGAGGGGGATGGCCCGGTCATCGCAGTCTGTGATCCTATGCACGGAGAGCGAAACCTATTCGATTTCCTGGGGTAGGTCCCCTCTTGGAGCACCGGCATCGGTTGTGTCGGACTCGCATGGTTCATGCACCCCTAACGGAATGGTTGAGATACCGAACGGGGTTGCATGGTTATCCCGTGAGGGACCCGTGATCCTGACACGCGGATCCGCCCCGGAGTTCATTGGATCCAAGATCAAAGGTATCTGGGACACACTGGTCTCCGATAGCCGTCACATGATGTGGAATGCGGTTGGTGTTCACGACCCAGACAATTCTCTTGTGATGTGGGCCGTCAGAACCGATTCGGATAAGACGGCAGACGGATCATCCGAGACGGGTCCGACATCAGATTGGACTAGGCACGATGTCGATGATCGTCTTAGCACAGAGACAAATGATCTAATTATTGCTTTCAACTACAAGACGGGTTCGTTTTCCACGCACCGTATGCCCGCTGGGAACGACATCGTTGATCTGGAAAGGATGCCAGACGCTGATGGGAATTGGAGGATTTTTGCCCTTGAAGAGGACAACAACATCTATCAGATGGATTCACGATTCGTGGATCATGCGTCCGACACTACTTCCCACACTTCCTCGGCGGCGGCTGCGACTGGATCGGCCTCTTTCAGTTCAGGCTCTATCACCTCGTCGCTTATCTCCAAGGACACCTATATGTTCATCAGGAGTTCGACGGGAGACCTTGAGTGGTGGGGTCAGGCTGGGGCGGACTCAGGAAGCGGTAGCGTCACTCTGAATCCTACAGGGGCGTCCAGTGCCGCAACGTGGACAGATACATCTGTCTTGGAATCGAACGCGACTTTGATGACTCTGATAACCCCGTTCTCTGCCTTTGGGGTGGACAAGAGCGCGGTAAATCAGATCACGATTATTCACGACGTTGAGAACGGGGCTAGTGATTATGCCTACGCCAGAGTCTCGGTGATAGAGGAGGATGGGTCGAGCTACTACGTTGGTGGAGGTAGACTGTCAAAAGACCAGTGGGGGACGAGGCTCACGGATTATCGGACCGTTTTCGATACAGGAGTTGGTCAGCATGAGCATTCCCAATTGAAGATCGAGATAATCAGTAACTGCCATGTGAAGGTGAAAGACATAGTGGTGGAGGTCCAGAGGATCGCATGACAAGTTTCGATCTACTGACTTATGGGGGAGGCCACTTCCCGGAAATGAGGTCTCCATTCTCCAGGACATCCCCAACCCTGAGCAGAAATCTGTCTTCTCTTGGATCCAATCTGGGTCTTTCGACCCCCAAAGTGGACTGGATGTTGGGATCCTCGATTGGGAGAGAGATCAAGGCCGTAATTTTCACAATTGATAGCACACTAGATTCCCTGAACCTTGATTGGAGGATCATCCATCCTGAGACGAATGAAGTCGAGGAGAGGATCCTCTTGGATGGGACAATTGAATCAATGAAATCTGGTTACCCTCTAAAGAATGTAGTTACGTCTGGGACTCTTGGTTATCACGAACCTCTTGTTCTGAGATTCCTCAAGCAGAATGATGATTCGTTTAGTACGGATGCTAAATCAATATCGGAGATGCTAATTACAATCGAATACGAATCCGACTGGGAGCTTTTTGAAAGGTGATGATCTTATGACCAACGGTAGTAACCCCGCCTATAGTTTCTTTGGCTCTGGTATTGGTGAGGGGCAGGATCCTGAAGGTGCTCCCCGTCGTCGTCGACGAGGAACCAATGCCTGGAGGGATCAATACGACTCCTGGGCTGAACGGGGATTCATTCCAGATTACGATTATTGGAAGACCCAGAGTGCGGCTGGTCAGTTTTACGATCAGGATATGGACGAGTTCGGATACCCGAGTTTGCCTCCTGACGCATTTTATGGGTTGACAGCCCAGCATCGGGCTGACGCTCTTGCCGCTCGTCGGAATGATATGCTTGCTCGGCAAGCTGGTATGGTGCAGAGAGAGGGTCTTGCGAACCTCCAAACTTACCGACCCGGCGGTGCCTCTGCTCTAACCAGTGGTTACTACAACAATATGTCGAATCTCCATTTGGAGAGAAGGCAAGAGGCTCCCGACCTTCTGGGCAGATATCGGGAATCTGTCATGGCAGAGGCAAAGAGGGAGGCCAAGAGTGCCCAGAAGAAGCAGATTGCGATGGCTGCTGGTGCTGCTGTCTTGACTGCCGCTACTGCTGGTATGGCGGCCCCAGTTGTGGGCGCTGCTCTAGGCGCGGGAGCCGGTGCAGCGGGAGCCGGTGCGGCCGGTGCGGCCGGTGCCGCTGGAGCCGGTGCAGCGGGAGCCGGTGCGGCGGGAGCC